ACCCGCAGGAGGCCGAGTTCGGCCCGCAGGTCCAGTGGTCCAACCTGCCGGGCGGAGTCAAGGCCATCGCCCTCAACGCGGGTGACCACTACCGGGGCAGCCGCTGGTACCGCCAGGACGGCCCCGACCGGGTCTACCTCGCGTTCCGGGGCGACCCGGCCGAGTTCGTGGGCGCCATCAAGGCCCCCCGCGTCGGCTGATCAGGACCGGCCAACGAGGCCCGCCACCTTAGGTTGCTGTGAGCGAACAGCGGGCGGGGTGGCGGGCCTCAGGCTTGCCCGGCTGGCGCCAGCCGACCAGGGGCTTGACTCCTCGACAAGTTGCGTGCTGTAATGGAACCAGCGGGCAGCCTGAGGAGGTGATCGTATGCCCGAGCTTTACGACTGGCAGGCCGACACCCGTTTCGACTGGGAGCTCTCGGCCCGCCCCTCGGAGGGACAGATGGAACGCAGGGCGTACAGCCGCCCCGAGTCGGCGCAGCCGACCGGGCGGGTCAACGCCGTGAATGGTCACGGGGCGGGGTGCGAGTGCCCGCAGTGCCCGGGGTGGTACGTCGCGCGAGCCCGCATGGGCGAACAGGCGTTCCTCTCGACGGCGCCCCCGGCTCCGGCCCCTCGGCCGCTGCTGGACCAGGTCGTACCGGTCGCGTGCCTCATGGGCATTACGACGGTGTGCGGCCTGGTTCTGGTCCCCGTGGTCGTCCCGGTGCTGGCGGTTGGCCTCACGGCCATCATCGTCGCCCTGGTCGTGCTGGCGGTGACCGTGGTTGGCGTCCTGGCCGTGTTCGGGCGTTCCTCGGTTCGCCGAGACGCCGCGCAAGGGGCGAACGTCATCGCGGGGCAGGTGGTGTCGGCCCGGCGAGGCTGGCGCAACCGATAGCGGCCCGGGTCTTGGCCATGGTGTGACAGAGATCACATGACATGCCCTTGACAAGTGCCAAATCTGTGTGAAAAAATAGCGTTAGCTGGAAGTCGTTGTAGGTCTTCCGGCACGCGAGGGCGTTGGCCCCGGTCACCCTGCCGAGTTCGAACAGGCAGGATCAACCCGGGTCAGCGCCCTCAGCTATGTCCAAGTTAAAACCGCCCAACCGGGGGGATCTCATGCGGCTCGTGTTGATCACGGCCAGTGAAGCTGCTGTGTGGACCGGGCGTCCGCAGGGCACCATCAGGCGTTGGGCGAATGAAGGTCGGCTCACCATCTACCGGACCGGCTCCGGGGTGATGATGTTCGACGTCAGCGAGCTTGACCCGAAGACAGACGATGGACCTGGCAGCACGCCCCCGTTCAAGACTACGGAGCGTGCCGACGATGGGGCAGACGCCGCATAACAAGATCTCCGACGAAAAGCGCGCGGCGATTGCGGCCGACCTCAAGGCCGGAATGACCCGGGGCGAGGCCGCGAGGAAACACGGCGTGTCGCAGGCGACCGCCAGCCGAATTGCCGCCGCGCACGATGTCGAGCCAGCACAACCTCCCGAACTCCAGATCGCGACCAAAACGTTCCTGGCGAACGCGAAGGATCGACGAGCGGAGATCAAAGAGGGACTGTTGAACGACATTCAAAGGTTGAGGGAGCGAGCCTGGTCTGAATACCGCCGGACGGTGGCAGGCAAGGACGGCCCCTACGAGATCGTCGAGGAACTGCCGCCCCTGGGCGAAGTTCGAAATGCGTACGCTGCCATCGGCGTTGCGCTGACCGGGTACGCCAAGCTCGATGCAATCGACGCTGGCGCCGGAGTCGACGAGGACGCCAAGTCGTTCATGGGCGATCTGATGGACGGCATCAAGGCAGTGAGCGCAGAGCTGAAGTCCCGGGAACTCAACGGCCAGCACGGCAAGGACGTGCCGGACGACGAGGTCGCCACCGTCCACGTGGTGCGCGGCGAGGTGGTCGACAATGGCCGCGACTGACTCACTGCTGCGGGCAGTCCTGGCTACGGCCGGAACCCAGCAGATTCACAGCATTGCCGAGAGCGACGCCCGTATCAACATTTGGCACGGGTCGATCCGGTCCGGCAAGACCATCGCCTCGCTGGTTGCGTTTCTGATAGCGGTGGCGTGCGCGCCTGCGGTGGGCCTGATCGTCATCTCGGGGCGCACCCTGGACACCATCGGCCGAAACGTGATGGAGCCGCTGACCGAAGAGGCGCTGTTCAAGCCGATTCGTAAGGCGATTAGCTGGACCCCGGGCGCCAAGACGTGCGTGATCATGGGGCGCGTGGTGCACCTGGTGGGCGCAAACGACCGGGTGGCCGAGGGTAAGATCCGAGGCGCCACGGTGGCGTTGGTGTACCTGGACGAAGCGACCCTGGTGCCCAAGGACTTCTTCCGCCAGCTGCTCGGCCGCATGTCGGTCAAGGGCGCCCGGATGTTCGCGACGACGAACCCGGACAACCCGAGCCACTGGCTGATGAAGGAGTACATCCAGCGCCGAGACAGCCTGAATCTCCGTGACTGGAAGTTCGGTCTTGACGACAACCCGTCACTGGACCCCGACTACGTCCGCGACCTCAAGAACGAGTACACGGGCCTCTGGTACAAGCGATTTATCAACGGTGACTGGGTGCAGTCGGAGGGCGCCGTCTACGAGATGTGGGACGAGTCGCGCCACGTAGTCGACACGCTCCCCCTCATCACGAAGTGGCTGGCCGTCGGCATCGACTACGGCACAACCAACCCGTTCAGTGCCCTGTCCCTGGGACTGGGCGCGGACAAGCGGCTGTACTTCACCAGCGAGTGGCGTTACGACAGCAAGTTGAGCAAGCGCCAGCTTACCGACGTTGAGTACTCCCGCCACGTCCGCCAGTGGGTCAAGGATCACCCGATTCCGGGCGCCAAGGACCTCAAGGGCATCAACCCCGACTGGTGGGTGGTCGACCCGTCGGCCGCGTCGTTCCGCATCCAGCTGTACGAGGACGGCATTGCCGCCAAGCTGGCCGACAACGAGGTCATCTCCGGGGTGCGCACCATCTCCTCGCTGCTCACCACCGACCGGCTCCGGGTCCACCGGTCTTGCCAGGGCTTCATCAGCGAGGCGCCAGGGTACGCCTGGAACTCGACCAAGTCGGACGCTGGCGACGACGTCGTCCTCAAGGTCGACGACCACAGCCTGGACGCTGGCCGCTACGCGGTCTACACGACCCGGGCGCTGTGGAACGGCCAACTCATCGAATCAGACGCCGCACTCGCGGCCTAACGCGCGCAGCCGGAGGGGGTGGCGGAGTGCCCATGTACGCGGACGGGACGGCGTGGCCCCCGAAGCACTGCAAGGACGTCGAGAAGCAGTACAAGATTTGGGACGCCTGGTACAGCGGCGACCCGGACAAGCTGCACGACATCTACCAGGTGACCAACGGTCTGGGCGGCCTGATCGACCCCAAGGGGTACGGCAACGTCACGGACACCAACCTGATGGACCGGGTGGCCCGGTACTTCTGGGGCAACCCGCCGCAGCCCGGCGAGATCCGGCACACCAAGCTTCACGTGCCGCTCGCTGGCGACATCAGCTCGACCAGCGCCGAACTGCTGTTCGGTGAGCCGCCCACGTTCAGCGTGGACGAGGACGAGTCCAACCTCAACACGAACCTGTACCTCGAAAAGATGGTCGACAACGGCCTGATTCCGGTACTCAGCGAGGGCGCCGAAATCGGCAGCGCCCTGGGCGGCTACTACATCCGCGTCATGTGGGACAAGGCGGTCGCCGACTGCCCGATCTACGACGTCCTGCCGCCCGACAGCGCCGTGCCGCACTGGCGTTCCGACCGGCTGGTCGGCGTGTGCTTCTGGCGCGTCGTGCACGAGGAAAAGGGCAAGATCTGGCGCCACCTGGAGAAGCACGAGCCAGGTGTCGTCTGGCACGCCCTGTACTGCGGCGACTCGATGTCCCTGGGCCAGCGCATCGACCTGCGGGAACACCCCGAGACTGAGGCGTTCGCGGGCCTGGTGAGCGCCGACGGTTGGGTCGAGACGGGGACGGCGTGGCTGACCGCCGAGTACGTCCCCAACATGAAGCCCAACCGCCTGTTCCGGGGTTCGCCTCTCGGGCGCAGCGACTACAGCGGCATTGAGCCGACGATGGACGCCATTGACGAGACCTGGTCCAGCTTGATGCGCGACGTGCGCAACGGCAAGGGCCGGGTCATCGTGCCGGACGCGTACCTGGACGTCCAGGGCCCGGGGCGCGGAGCGAGGTTCGACGCCGAGCGCACGTTCTTCTCCCCCGTCAAGGCGCTGCCCGACTCCGAGGGCGTCAGCCTGGAGATCGTCCAGTTCGACATCCGGGTAGCCGAGCACCTCGACACCGTCCGGGCACTCAGCGCCCAGGCAGTGCGCGGCGCCGGGTACAGCGCCCAGACGTTCGGCGAGGCCGACTCCAGCAGCGGAACCGCCACGGCCACCGAGATCCAGGCCCGTGAGAAGCGGTCGTATACGACGCGCGACAAGAAGATCGGGTACACCAAGCCGCCGCTGGGTCGAATCCTGCTGGCGGGCCTGCAGATGTACCAGGCCAAGTGGGACCTCGACGACATCGTGCCCCAGGTGCCGAACATCATGTTCCCCGACGGCGTGCAGGTCGACGAGTTCACCACGGCGCGCACGATCCAAATGCTCGACAGCGCGGGTGCGATCTCGCTCCGGTCCAAGGTCTCGCGGGCCAACCCGCAGTGGGACAAGGAGCAGGTCGAGACCGAGATGGACGAGATCGAGGGCGGCGCAGCGTCGGATGACGTCGAAGCCGACGACCTGGGCCCGGGTGCCGACCGGTTCGAGGACGACCCCGAGGCAGACCCACAGGTCGAGGGCGCATCGGCGGACGAGCCGACAGGCCCGGTG